CTTGCTGGTAGCTCTGCTGCTGAACAGCCTCTTGCTGTGTTTGCAACCAAGAAGCTACTTGACGTTGCTCACCGCTTAACGCAGACAAACGCTCTTGCGCTTCTAACTCAGTGTTGACATCGTTTTCTTCACGTGCCTTGGCAATGATTTGGCGCAACTGGACTTGCTGCGTCTCCAGACGAGTCTTAGCTTCGTTCAAACGGCTGTAATCCGTCTGCACAAGCTTTTGCTGGAGGTTTTGCGTCTGGTTCTGCAGTCCCTTAGCGTACTCAAGGGCTGCCTGCTCACGGCGCTCGGCCTCGCGCATGCGCGCGGTGAGCTTAGAGATGCGTTTTTGAACACCTTCACTAATCTCATCCAATTCATTCTTAGGCGCAGAATCTTGTTCAGGCTTTTGAAAAATATTAGCTTCTGGTTCAGGTGCCGCAGGACTCTCGTCGCCCTCAGGTCTGTCAAAGGTTACATCTGTAGCCTTTTCATCTGCCCCGAGGTCAAACTCAAGCTGCGAATCGTTCATTACTTGTGTCATATGCTTCCTTACATGTGCAGAATGTCTTCTGGGTCCTTAACACGGGCCAGAATTTCGTCATCATTGAGAATACGGATCTCTCCGCCATCAATGCCCATACGTGCGCCAGCGTACCGACCAAAAATGATCCAATCGCCTTCTTTACACCAAGGACCGTCCGGAAACTTGTCGGTGTCTTTGTAAGCGAGTGGGCCAACGGCCAAAACGTATGCGCAAGTGGTAGTGAGTTGCTGTCGTTCCAAGGTTTCTTCGGCTAATTCAATGCCGCCCTTGGTTTTCTTAGCGCCTCTGTAGGGCAAAACAACAATCCGCCAACCTGTGGGCTGTGGAAGGTGTTCCCTGATGTTTTCGATGCGTTGCTCTTCTTCTGCCTCTTCAATCTTGGCAGCCTCAGCAAGAGCGGCTTCAAAAGCGGCTTTTTCCACCGCTTCCTCAGCCCATCGCTTCTCTAATGCAGTCATTTCCATCTGTTTGGTCCTTTATAGATCAGAGTTCTTGTTCAAGACATCCTGTATGGCTTCCTGAACAAACGCATAACCCTCTAACCGGCCCATCAAATGTTTGTACTGCTCCATCGATTTGACATTGCCGCTGCTAACGAAGTCTTTAGTTTCGTTTTCAAGCCTGCGAATGGCAAATATGACTTTCTCTGCAAATTCAAGCATGGATAACTCCAATGAAGCAGACAGATAGACCCCTGTCCGAAGGTTACGTGGCTATTATGCACACTTTTACGCTAATTTTACCTTTTTGAATGCATCTTTTCGGTAAACATACGTTACGCGTGGGTCATTTTGTGGTGTTTTTACACTTTTTGGTGACCCAGACATCTCTTTAGGCTCTTTTTTAGCCTTTTTTGTTGCTTTGGTTTGCATTTTTTGCTCCTTGTTGGGCATTTCGTATGGCATCTTGAGAATTCTTCTGTGCAGCAGCCTGTTGTTGCAGTGCTAAACGTGCCGTATCAAACTGGACATCGGCCTGTTCCTTTTGTTGATCAAGGCCAAGGCGCTGCTGATCCATTTGCAGCTTCGCTTGATCGCGCTGAGCGCTCTGTCCAAGCTCTTGTTTCTTCAATTCAACCAGCGGATCGGTCTGTGGGCCCATCAATTGGTTCTGCAAAGCCTTGACTTCTTGGAAACCTTGTGCAACCTTGATTGCAATCATTGCCTCACGCTGCAAAGATGAGATAAGTTGGTCAGGATCTGTGCCGTACTGCTGGAACAACTCCGCTTCCACCTCTTCTTCCGCCTTCAAACGGATATGATCAAAGATGTGTTTCTGCAAAGTAACCGCCACGTTAGGCATACCCTGCATCATCGGGCTCATACCAAATAAGATATGGGTCAGGATGTGTGCATCGTGCTGCTGGCCGGCAAAAGCCTTCAATGGTGAGCCATCAAGCGCCTGTGCGTTCTCGCTTGCAGGATCCTTTGGCTTGTCCACTTGCTGTGTGTTCAAGATGGTGTCAATATCACGCACACCAATGGCTTCATACATGCGGCGATAGGCCTCATACATGTTGTGCATCTGCGGTGCGCTCTGAGCCAGTTGCAACTGCGTCTGTGCCATCGTGATACGCTGGGCAACAGAAAAGATGTTGGGGTCAGAAACAGGCAATACATCGATGCGATCATCAAAGTCTTTTGCCTTGATCCTGCGGCTCTCGCCGGGCACATCGTATGGGTACTCAGCAGGCAAGTAGTCTGCAAAACCCTTAGCCAGCAATTGAAATTCCATGCGCTGGCTGTAATGCAAACGCTTGTGAATAGCCGACATGACCGCACTGCCTTTTTCAAGCAACGCAATCGTCGTTCCTACCGCAGCATTCTGGTTGCTGTCACCAACTTGCATGTCGGTAATGCTTGCCAAACGGCGACCAGCATCTACGCAGAAACCTAGCAGCGCAAACAAGGTCTGACTTGGCTCTTTGTATGGCAATGGCAAGAGCGATGCAGACAACTCAGCACCACCTGCGTCCATATCCCTGAACTCGCCGGGCGACAACGGCGTATCGTCGTTTGCAATGCGCGCACCCTTGGCTTTAAAGCCTGCAGGCAAATTAGCCAGCGTTCCAGCGTCCACCAATTGCTGCAGTGCAGATGTTGCTGTCTTCGTCAGACCGCCAACCAAGTGCAAAAAGCCCAAGCCATACGCTCCGGGGCCTTGGACCAGCAAGTAATGCACGTAGTACTGCTTGCGCGCAAACAGAGGATCGCCCTCTTTCCAGTTACGGCGCACACCCACCACAGATTGAGAGATCTCGTCAATTGTGACGATGTAAGGCAGCTTAATGCCTGTCTCTTCGCCGTCTTCATCCTTGTGCTCAAAGCCTCGGATGTCTAAATCAACCAAGAACTCCAGCAAACAAATCTCTTCCTCTACTCCAGTAGGATCCACACCCGTAGTGCGGTCTGTTTCCTTCTTGATAATGCTTTGGCCAGTCTCAGCCGCGGTCGTCATCTGCGCTGTATCCAAATACTGACCACGGATGACCGCTTTGCGGTAATCGTTGGTGGACATCGGAACGCGGTGCGTAATCCGCTGGCATTCGCTCATCACAGATGAGCCTGTGTACGGGATATACAGGTTATCAGGCAGCACCAAAGCACTTACCATGCGGCCCTTGGCCTCGTCGTAATAAACCTTCTTAAATGCCGAGCCACCAAAGCCAACATAGAACAGCAACTGATCAAAGTCAGGTGTGTACTCTTCCATCACCGTGGTGATTTGGTAGTTCATGAAGTCACGCACGCGGTCCGCCTGCATCAACTTCTCACGTGTCTCTTTGCCCAGCACTTGCGTGCGCACGGGCCCGCCCGCGGGCATCAATTCCTTGAGCGCTTGGGCTTGGAACTGAACAATACTCTCTGTCAACAGGGGGTGCTGCACGCCGCACGCGCCCTTGAACGGCTTGGTACGCTCTTCAAAGGTAAAGCCCAGCATCTTCATGCCCTTGCTGTACTGCTCTTCCCACTCCTTGCGTGAAGACTTGTCAGCATCAAACAAGGACATCAAGTCAGACGAGATAAGCTGCAAGACATCCGGCTCAATGATCTCGGCCAAGTTGCTGTCATAGGCAACATCGTCGTCTTCTGCGCCAATGTTTACAACAACTTCACCGGTTTCTGTATCAAACTCAATGTCAATATCCGAGGGCAACTCATCTTCCATCTCAACGGCGACATCGCCCTCAGGCAAGTCGTCGATTGTCATGTTCTTTTCAATTGGCATGTTGTGTCCTTACAGATATCTGCGGTTATCGTTGGGTTGGCGCTCGATCATACCGCCAGTGGCCTTTTCTTTGGGGAGTCCAAATAAATTCATTTGGATTCGGCGTGCTAAGGTTTCTTTTGGACCGACAAGTAGTTGCATAGCTTGCTCCAGCGAATTAGCAACCGCATCTTCGTTCCCTGTCATAAACCGAGATCCATTGTTTAGATCAACTGCTTTGTCCCTGACTGCCCTGAAGCCGTTCTCCTCACTACCATATTTGTTTTCCAACATTCTTCTTTGTTGAACAGTGGGGTTAAACAAATCTAACAGTTGCATTGGGTATTCAGGCAATTGCGTCATACGCAGCCCTTTTAAATTATCCACATAATCAAGTCCCCTGTATGTCTTGTCAAGGAATTGTATGTATTCTTGAATTGCGGGCAGCGCCGGATTGTTTGCAAAATCTGCTGTGTTTCCTTTTTCTTTTATTTCAATAATAGAAAAACGCTTCGTATCATAGGATGAGCCATTATCAGCAATAGCAAACTGGGCAACAGGACGCGCTTGCTTGCCTTCTCCCGTTACTATCACATGCAATCGGCTAAAACCAGAAGCATATGTTTCAGCGTTTGGTGTATACCTTGTGCACCATCCACCATCGCATCCTACATCAATCACTAATTGTTTGGCATCTGGGTTTTTCTTAATATCCGGCAATGCAACGCCTAAAAACTTACCTTCCTGTAACTCCGCTCTTGGAAACGCAGGATCTGCACGAAGAGCCGTAGTGGCCATCTTCTGCCTAGTTTCATCTTGCCACTTTGTATACCGCGCCATCCGATTAGAAGCTGCTGCAACATTTAATTTTGCCAATGTATCGTCTGGTAGCAAAAATTCTGAAGGTATTTTAACGGCAGGCTGGCCGTATGCTCCATACTTTCCGTCTGATTGACGAACATCCAGCATCTTGTCCCGCAACTGTTCTAACTTTAGGTTTTCTACTATGTTGGGCGCAAAATCCGTTACCCGTGCCTCGGGCTGGGTATCTACAAGATTGCGCATGCTTGCAGGCACCCTCTGTGGTGTTAAATCCCCCACCCTTTCTGGATACGCAGAAATGTCTGTGATGTCTTCTATGCGTTGTCCGTATGGTGTTGTTGCCATATTAGACTTACCAAACCCTTCCGCTTGACGCATGTACTCTAAATCAGATTGTCTACGGCCTAGGAAATGTTTAAGTGCTTGATCTTCTGCCGAATCAGAGAATTCTTTAGGGGCAAGATGCAGCATCTTGTTCTCTTCTGCAGCCCTGACCAATTGATCCTGAGGCGTTGCAAAGTCTGAACGAAGATAACGAGTAACCGTTTTTGAAAACCAATCGCTCAAGGATTTATCTGTTAATTCTAAAGGTTTTTTTCCGCTGCCTATTACTCCCTTAACAAGGAATTCTGCTTCATCAACATTAGACAAAAACGGAAGTCCTGACATAGCAACCGGTGTGCCCTTATTGCGAACGGCATACGAAGCACCGGGAACTGCCAACTGCTGGTTGTAACCTTGGAAATCACGGGCCAACATCTTGGCGGCTTCCCCTGTTTTTTCCGCAGCCTTCACGCCCGTGCGCGTAACGCCAGCAGGATTGACAAGATTGCTGCCTAGATCACCCGCACCGTAGAAGCCAGCTAGAGTTGGATCGGTAGATGGGGTAAACCCTAGGCCCGCGGCCCGTGATTTTTCCTTCAGATACTCACTGCCCATGAATGGCTTCTCAACATCGTAGCCAAAAGGACGCATCGCCATCGTTGCAAGATCAACAGGCGCACCCAAAATATTCTGCGGTACGTTGGTCATGCCTTTAAGAAACTCTATCTGCCCCTGACCAGACTGCAAAGCCTGAGAAACAGGGCCCGCCTTGCGACCAATACCAGACTTTTGCGCAATAAATGCAGCATTGCTTGCCGCTTCCCGCTCTGCTGATTCTTGGGCCGCGATCCGTTCTATCTGCTGCGGGGTCAGGCGCTCTTGCTCCACCTCTCCGCCGTCCGCGTAACGTCCAAATTTTCTAAAGAACGCCGGAATCTTGGCCAAACCTGTTGGTCCTTTGTCCACGTTTCTTTGAGCAAGGTCCATCAGAATACGGAACTCCGTTGCAGCAGTAGCATCCACGTGCCGCGGCGCGCGGTCCTGAATGTTTGGACCAGCATACGCACCTATACCATGCGCTGCAACTTCTTTTGGCTCAGACCGATAGTACCGATTGTCTAATTCAAACTCTGGGTACCGCTTACGCAAAAGTAAAGTGCGATTGCGACCCTCTGGCCCCACCATTTTTTCGTAGGCTTCAGTAAATTGATTGCTGTTGCCAAACATTCCTTGCTCAATTGCTTGCTGCCTTAGCTGCCTGTCTGCAGCATGTGTTACTTCATGCGCCAATACCGAAGGAACAAGGGCCTTGGCCGTGTCTTTATTAATCTTTATCGTGCCACTGCCAATGTTCAGGTTGTCAGAAGTAAATATGCCATTGGTTCCGCCGGGCATGTAGCCGCCTATCTTTACGCTGGGCATTTCTCCCCGCGATTCCAGATACTTCTCAAGCTCTTGGTAAGCCTCGCCCTTACGTGCGGTTTCCTTTGCTTCCGTTACATCACCACCATCCTTCATCATCACAGGCGTAACGCTTAAATCAAGCGAAGCTAATTTATTAACAGGCTTATAGTTGGCAAAAAACTCTTCTGTCTCCGTGCTCTTGTTCTCGTTGTATACCCGATCATCCTCTTCGTCCTGCGCATCAGCCAAAGCCGCTAAAGCAAAAGCAGCCTGATAACTGGCGGGCATGCCCTTTATGTCCACCTTTGCCATCGTTGCTTTGGCTGGTGTTGGCTGGGCTTCGGCCATTGGAGGCAGGGACGGCGGCAGAGGCTCACGCTCTTTTTTCGCTACAGATGTTTCACGTGGAACATTCCCTCCAAGGAATCCCTTGACACGCTCTACATAAGTGCGGGTTTCCGCCGGCAGTTTTTTTGGGTCAGCACCAGCAGCAATCCATTTGTCCGTGGACCCCGGTCCCCAGTTATACGCAATCAAAGCCTTCTCAGTATCACCATACCTCTGCTTCATTGCCTGCAAATAATCCACACCGACCCTTGCAATCTCATCAGGGGATTTATCTTTAGCAGGAACTACACCAAAGCCGGGATCTGTAATGGTCTTGGGCATGACCTGCATCTCACCAAGAGCACCCTTGGGACTGGTGGTCAGAGTTTTACCGTCTGCTGCGTACCGCTTACCACGGCTCTCCGCCTGCTTTACAGCAGCAACTATCTCTTCAAACGTCTGTTGGGCCATGGTCCGAGGTCCTTGATCAAATATTCAAGACATTTTATGCGGCATTTCAATAATACTCAACCGGTGTTGTATCAGGCTCGTCTTC